GATTTCTTACCTGAACTAATCGTCGGATAAACGGAACTAAAAAACTGATCGCATATATGGTTGGGGATAAATGCAAACTCATCAAGGAAGACAATATTGAAAGACATACCACGGACAGCACTGGCACTGGTAGAAGCAGCAATAAGTTTCGATCCATTTTCTAACTCCAGTGATCCTCTGTTCCAAGCAACGATACCTTGTTGCATCCAACGTGGTAAATTCTCATAAGATAATTGGAGACGACTGAGCATTTCCCTAGCCGTCGCAGCTTTGTTTGCAAGAATTGCTACGTTTACATTAGCATTAAACAGTGCGTAATGCAACAGGTAGGTCGTAACGATAGTAGACTTACCAGACTGACGAGGCAATTTTGCTATATTAAATCTGTTCGTATGGAACTTATGCATCATCTCCTTCTGGAAATCATACATCTTAAAGTCCATCAAACCTTCGTCTATATTAACAATCTTCAAATACCTTTCAGTGAAGTAGACAGGATTGTCCCTACACTTAATATACTCGGCAATTTGCTTCTTAGTAAAGTTCTGCTGAGTATTTGCTTTTTTTAAATTGGGGTTACCAAGATATATGTCAGTAGCTGCTCCCATTATCTCCTCACCACAATGTCACCATCACCATCATCTTCCTCATTCAACTCTTTGATCCTATCCTTAAGTGATTTGTTAAGTGGATCTCCAAGGTTATGAAGTTCTGGTGAGTCAAGTTTAAATCTATGATGATCATCTCTGACTTCTTTGAAGTTGACAACCAATAACTCATCACCCTCTTTGACATCTGCCATCTCTGGGTGTCTAAGGGGTTTACGATTTAGATCTTTTTCATTTTGTTCCATAGCTCTATAACCAACAGACATTAATCGAAATGCTTGTATCAATAAGTAGAATGAAAATCCATAGAATAAAATAGGAATCATTCGCTCAATACTTGAGGTACCTCTACGTGCTCTTTCTTGAGAAGACGTTCCTTAGCACGCATCTCTTCTTCCTCTAACATCTCTTCCATCATTCCCCAAGAGTTAGTTGCACAACGTACTTGTGATACACGCTCATTACTTCTTAGAATTTCCATTACTCCTCCAGAGTTCCGTGTTGTCTACGAATTTCACGTAGTGCTTCGAGGTTCATATCCTTTGTACCCCCATCATAAGCGTGGGCGTAACCCTCGTCAATCATCTGTTCATTTAAAGAAACTTCGGAGTCATCAATATATAACCAACCAAGAAGACGACCGTACTTACCAACGCCACCAACAAGCTCAGTACGAACACTAAGTTCGCCGTCCCCGTTAATAGTGCTTTCAAGTTTTTCTTTAAGCCAGTTTGTCGCATCGATACCGAGTGCTTTTTCCTCTAAATTACGAGTCCTTTTCTCAGGCGTATCAACGCCAGCTACCCGAACCCGTTCTTTTTTATATAGGTCAAACCCTAGGTCTATAGTAACATCTATTGTATCTCCGTCCAATACTCTATTAATCTCTGTCACTCGAAAGTTGTAACAACTCTTTCGACTTGGAGGTATCATCGCTCCCATCATTCATCTCCGCATAAGACATACGTAGTATATAGTAGATGTACCAAGATACTATTACGAGCAGTATAGCTACTAATATAATGACTGACCAGACTACCATTAGTCTCTCTGTCTCCAGTCATCAGAACGTTCTTGATGGAACCAATCCACCACCTCTTCTGGTGATCCGAAACCCCTTATGTGTTGAGTTGAGTCGGGGTCTCCTAAATTCAACTCATTCAGAAAAGAATCCGTTGGATCCTGTGCCATCTTTCGTGCAGTATTTAACATACCTCTAGCAGAAGTATTCGATTTAGCAAGTTTCTGAGCCCATATCATATCACCCATACTTACTTCTACTCCAGCAGCAATATCTTTGCATATTGCTGCCATCCTTAATCGATACTGTGTTGATAACATATAGTAATCGGTGTAATTAATTTAATTTATAACACCATAGGTGGTGTCATATATGCTGTTGAAGCTAACTTGATAGCAAATGCTAGAGAGCAGCTCATAAAAGTGAGTCTGCTCATCCACCACATTATCTCGTGCTTGTTTTTTGTTATAGTAGTCATCTTCCCATAGGTATTCCAGAGGACATTGCATTAAAAAGATAATCCAGTGCAGTTTCATTTGTGCACCTATCCAAATAAGAAGGATGCTCCTTAAGAAAAGGAACATCCTCTTTTGCGTGCTCTATAGCCTCGTATGCAGATTCTGCGTATTCGCAGATCTCGAAAGTCTTTTTATCGGTATCGTGATAACCGATGGTGTAGTGTGACATTACGATTTTTCGGGTGTCACTACTAATTATAACAACTACTTATCTCTTGGCGAGTGACCGTGAGCAATTCCTAACTCGTGCATCTTTGCGTGTTCATCAATCTGATCTCTCAGGTCTTTCTTGCCTGGTCCGAAAGTGTTGTATAACCCCACCCCTACTAGAGTTAGAAGGAGTAATCCAAAGAATAAAATGAAACCTTGATCAGGTGTCAAGTTTAAATGGTTGATTAAAGGTGTCTTACACTTAGTCCAAGTACCAGGTAAGTGGTACACAGGAGGACAGGATAAAAAAATCATACTAAGTTCCTTGGCCAATTTTGTCTATGAATATTATAGCAGTATATGGGTGTCCATTGCTAGATGTTGTTATCTCTATAGGACCAGCAGCTGTATCTTCCAGTACACCAGAACCAGCAAGGTTCATTTCTCCACATCCACCAAGGATGATTACAGTGGTACCACCACGTCCTACCTTAACGTGCTTACCTCCATCTTGAGGCATTGAGTAAATAATTTTTGCGATGTCCAATTTAGTTGGAACCTGTGTACGGGTTGCTCTACCCTTACTACCACCAGCACCAAACTCAGGAACACCTGATTCGACCACTACGTCATATGATAAATCCGCAAGATCTATCGTAGTAGCATCTTCGGACGTAATCTTCACGACCGCTTGACGTTGGTTATTTTTGAGAACGACTTTTGACATAGCTAGTCTTTTTGTTTATTTAGATTTAGACGACCATTTTTTCTTGGAGAATGCTCCGTCTTTAACTCCGTAAGATCTCTTTGTATCTTTGGATACCTTTTCCGCAATCGGTGTCATCCGACCTGATTCTTCGAGATCCTTTAGTATCGCTTTAAAGGGACGCATTTCTGAAAATAATCCGCACTTAATCTATTTATGCTATAAATAAATGTAGGGTATGGAACAAAAACTGTGAAAAAGATTTTACTCATATTAGGAATATTTGCACTCGGTGGACAAGCCGCACGTGCAGATATTACATCAAGAATGACATCCAGTGTGCAGCTAACAGTCAATGCGGCTGCAACTCAGATGCAGAGAGTTGGAAACTCTTATAGCATCTCTGGTAATAACGTGGACACAACTGATGGTACGACGGCTAACACGATTAGTGCGGGTGCTATAAGTAGTGGTGTCTATGGTCCTGGAACTATTTCAGTAGTACAGGATGACCCAGGTGAGGCGTTTAGCTTCTCAACTTCATTCATTCAAGGTGATGCAATAGATACAAGTGGACCTAACGTCGGTGATGTTTCGGCATACTCGAACCAATTATCTACTGCTGCTGGAAGTGCGGGATCCCTTGCAGGAACTGTAACTTCGCAAGGTGCCTTGACGGTAACAGCTGGTGGAGCTGGAACTACAGCTACTGGACAGTTCGTTACAGAGCTCCAGATCGACTAGTGAAGTGGAGGTTTTGGCAAAATGAAGAAGAGGATTGCCCAATATGTGACTGCTGTGGTAAGTGCAAGTGTCGTTGCTGCACCTGCCGTAGCGGTCCCAGTGGTCCCCAACTTCCAACAGGGCTCGATGACGAGTCATACCGAGACTGAAAGCACAGTCACGGAGACAATAAATTCAATTGATTATCGTACAGGATGGGAATACTCAGTGACAGGGGTAGGCGTGGACAACAATGGCGAAGCCCTCAACCCCCCAGTGAACAACTCAACAGTGACACTCTCACCAACCGTGGGAACAGGAGACGGAGCTATAACGGGAAGTGTAACTTCTTCGTTCGATGCTATAGACTTCTCAGCACAAAACAACTTCACAATCCACGAGCCTGGGGGAGCGTTTCAATTTACCCAGACATATCAAGGACCAGGGATGACCAACCAGACAATAATACAAAGATTAACCACCGTAAAGTCAGTCACCGACACAACAAGTACATTTACCCAATAAAAGCATTATGTCTATCTGCTCTGAGTGTAATTGTATCTGCCCCTGTGAATGCAGAAGGTGTAGGGGGTGTAAGTGCAACCGCAAATCCAATAGCCAATAGTTCGGGCTCAGTCACGAACCAGGCAATACAGGTTTTACAAGGTCCATACGTAACTAACACCTACGGTGGAGGGGTATCTTGTCAAGGTACGACTCTCAATATGACACCTTATGTGCAGTTTGCAGATTCAAGGAAAGATCCTTGGGAAGATTTTTATAACGAACCGCAATATAACCTAACAGATATAGATGGAAGAACAGTAAAACAAACCGTTACTGTTAAGAACTATCCTTGGGAAACTTGGTATGATAATCGTACTAAGACAGATGGTACTAGATGGTTTGAAGATGGAGATGATATACAAATAGAAATAGATGTACCAGCTGGTGATGGAGTACCTGACATTGTAGCTGATGGTGGGGAAATGACCCCTACTTGGTTTAAACCAGTTAGAACAGATATGAGAGCGAATCAGAGTTTCAACGTAGGTCTCTCTGCTACGCTTTCTATACCATTGAACAGAGGTATGCAACGTAAGTGTTCTGAAGCTGCAACAGCACAGATAGCATCTGTTCAACAGTTGACTGCTAACAAGCGTTTAGACTTTGAATTAGCTAGACTTAAGAATTGTGGTGAACTCAAAAAAGCTGGTATAATGTTCCACCCTGCGTCTCCATACCACGCAGTATGTGCAGACGTTATGGTATCATCTCCTGGCAATAGAGTACTTCCACACGAGCACGAAATACCACAACCTACTTGGACACAACCTTCTTCTGACCAAACTTCAGAGGAGTCAGGTTCTTCTTCTCTCGATACTGATTTGTCCGAATCTCAGATTGAGTCGGATGGTACGGGGTCTTCCCAAGAAGTTTCTGAATCTTCGCAATCGTCTTCTTTATCACAGGCTTCACAACTTTCAATAACAGATCCGCAATGGGTTTTGCAAGTAGGGCAGACGTTGTTGCCACCGCAGCAATCGAAGCAGTAGTTGTTACTGTAGGTATAGATGGTAGAAATTGCTCTATTGTTGGAACAGGTTCCCATATGGTTTCACATATCTTACCATCAGGTGTCAGTTTATATTCTTTAACTTTCTCTGTACCCTCCTGATTCAGGTCTCCAATGCGTCTTGCATTAATAGGAGGGCATTCTACCTCATCTTCTCCACCTCCTGTTGGAGGCGGTTCTGGAGTGTCTAGATCAGGAGCTGGTGGTGGATCACCTGTATCTACTCCACCTGCATCTGGTTCATCTTGCGTAATAGTTTGCCAAGTTAGTTCTCTATAATCATAGTCAGGTGGTTCATAATAAGGAGCACCTGCATCACACAATACTGTATTTCCTTTAGGGTCGTCATCGACCAACATCTTATTTCTTGATCTCTGCTTTACATTCTCCTTGTGTACCTTTACACAACCAGGCATATTAACTATAGGAGTACCAGCTAGGACAGTTACAGGAACTGTTACTGGTATAGCTTGTGGTGGTTCTATTATCCACGCACGTGCATCAGCAATACCTCTAACACCTATACGATTAATTCCTGTCTCTTCTGCTTTGAGTGTCCCAATAAAACGAATTCCAGTACCGTTAACTTGAATGTTAGGGATACTGGAATTGCTTGTATTAGGAATAAATGGAATATTATTTTCCACTTTGAGGTATCACCTGTTTGTAATTTTGAGTTGGTGGTTTTATTCCTTTCACAGGACCACTGGTTGATGGCCAAGCATTCACTAATTGTAGATATACTTCTTCTCTAACTACCTGTCTGATTGCTTCTATCTTTTCAGATTCTCTCTTCTGAGGACCACCAGTTTGTTGGTCGATGAGATGATTCCCACCGACCGTAGCACCAGTACCTATAACTGCTGCTGCTGTTACTCCTGTAGTTACTTTTTGGAAGTCCATTACCTTGGACCAAAATCAGGTCTAGTAGCAGGCCCCATTACATTAGGTCTGGATGCTTGATCTGGTGAGGGGGAAGGAGCGAGATCAGGAGCACCTAGATTTCCGAAGTCAGGATCCATTGGCATCTTTGGTACTGCACCACCTAGTGCACCACCACCTGCACCACCAAGTACTGAACCAAGTGCCTTCTCTTTAATGTCTTCTATGATGGCATCCTTTTGAGAATAAAGATAAAAACCACCACCAACAACGGCACCAGATACAACGAAAGACGTAATAGCAAGTACATTAATAATTTTTTGCATAATAAATTTTAATACTCTGATCTATTTAGCTACTCTTCACAAGCGTCTGCAAAATCAGCAGCCATATTGCCACCGAGTTCAGCACCTTGGTTTCCACCAAACATTGCTACCCAACCAGCAGCCAACCATCCTACGAATGGTATACCTGATACAGCAGGTGCAGCAGCTGCTCCAACGCTAGTGCCTACAAGTCTTCCTGTTTGTTCTCCACCACCTACTGCCTTTATACAGGCTTCAGTTTTAGCAGTTACATTTCCATCTGCATCTGACTTACCTCCTGTAACAGCTAATGCAGCAGGGTCGATCCAAGCACTCCGTGTGGATACAGGTCCACCGTGATGGAACGCACCGTCCATTGTGTACTGTGAAACTACTTTCTTATTCTCATTAGCGAGTCCAAGGAATCCACCTTTCTCTTTAATTAATTCCTCTCTCCACATCACCTTAGGATCGTTAGCACGATATCCTATCTTATACCCTTCTTCGTTTGCTTCTATGTGGTAAGAAGAATAAGGTCCACTAGGTAAATTGAAATCAGGTAACTTACTATTATTTTTAGTAGAGAGCATTCCAATCATACCTATATGACTAATGCCTAGGAGACCGCCAGCTCCCAAAGCAAACCATTTTGTCCAGTTAATTTTTTCCATAATAACCTCAAAGTGTTATAACGTATATTTTTTGTCTGCGTCTTTAGGTGACTCAGCAATAATTTTTAATGGTGCTTGTTCTATAACAATAGTTTGTGTAGGACCGCCATTCTTTCCTACTCCATTACCATTGCCATTACCATTCATTTTCATTGTACCATCACCTTTCTTACTAGCTGTCTGAATTCCGAAGCTAGCTAGCACCCCAGTAAATACTGAAGCTATGAAAGTTGGGTCAATTTTTTGTTGCGGAACTCCAGGAATTGCAACGTAATTTAAAGTCAATATACCCCCAGACCACACTAGTACACCCAATCTCACGAAAGTGGAGATTATGGCAGCCTGTTC